AGAAGATTGGAAAGATCAAAGAACTGGTAAGAAGTGTGGGAGACAAAAGGGTGAAAAAAGAGGCACTCCTTATTGCAGACCAACTAAACGTATTTCTAAGAAAACACCAAAAACTGCATCAGAGATGACAGCGGCAGAAAAACGTAGTAGGATAGCACAGAAGAAGAGATTAGGACAGCCAGCGGGTAAACCAAGAAGAGTTAAAGCACTAAAAAGGAAAAAGAAATGAACAAAAAAACTGCACTGAACAAAGCTATACAAAATGTAAAAAATAAAACAAAACCTAAATCTAAAACAAAAGGTAAGCTAAATCCTGGTCTTCAAGCTTTCTTAAATAAGAAAAAGAAAAAAGCTAGTAACAAGAAAAAAATGGCTTAAGATATGACAACATCTAGTTCAAGAGATTTTAATTTAGATGTAGGAGAGGCCATAGAGGAGGCTTATGAGCGTTGTGGTCTAGAGATGAGAACTGGATACGATGCAAAAACTGCACGAAGATCTTTAAATATAATGTTTTCTGAGTGGGCAAACAGAGGATTAAATCTTTGGACTGTTGAACAAAACACTCAAGCTTTAACTTCTGGCACTGCGTCTTATACATTTAATGCAGATCACACAGACTTGTTAGAAGTTGTTATTAGAAGAGGTGGCACTGATTTTAGTTTATCAAGAATGTCTAGAGGTGATTATTTAAACTTACCTAATAAAGATCAAAGTGGTAGACCTAGTCAATATTATTTTGACAGAAAAATAACACCCTCAGTTATTTTGTGGCCTACTCCAGATTCTAGTTCTGATAGTTTAATTTATTACTATGTCCGTAGAATACAAGATGCAGATACCTTACAGAATACGAATGACATTCCTTTTCGTTTTTTACCTTGTTTAGTTGCAGGACTTGCTTATTATATATCAATGAAAAAAGCACCCGAAAGAATACAAATTCTAAAGAGTGTTTATGAAGAAGAATTTCAAAGAGCGAGTGATGAGGATGAAGATAGAGTACCACTTAAACTTACACCAGATATTAAATACTTGAGGGTCTGATGGCTAGATTTGCAAGTAATAAAAGAGCATTTGGATATTCAGAACGTTCTGGTTTTCGTTATAAATTAAAAGATATGAGAAAAGAATGGAATGGTTTAACTGTTGGATACGATGAGTATGAGTCAAAACACCCACAACTAGATCCTATTCGTGTAGGTCCAGATCCACAAGCTTTGAGAAATCCAAAACCTAGAGTAGAGTTTATTAACGCAAAGATAGAAATACCAATTTTTGATTTAAATACTTTAGTATTTAATCCTACACCAAAAGCGATTGGTGAAGTTGGAACAGTCACAGTGAGCATAACATGAGTTTTACTTTAACAACACTAACTGCCTCAATCAAAGAATGGACAGAAAACGATGAATCTACTTTTGTAGCAGAGATACCTTTTTTTATACAAAATGCTGAAGAAAGAATATTTAAATCTGTTGATTTAGATTATTTTAGAAAAAATGTATCTGGAACATTAACAAGTGGCAACAAATTTCTACAAAAACCATCTGATTATTTAGCAACTCACTCTTTATCATATGTGAATTCAAGTAGTGAAAATGTATTTTTATTACAAAAAGATGTTAATTTTTTACAAGAATACTCACCAAACCCCTCCACAACTGGTTTACCTATTTATTATGCACAGTTTGATGTTGATAATTTTATTGTAGCTCCTACACCAAATAGTAATTTTTCAGTTGAATTACATTATTTTTACAGACCTGCATCACTAACTACTGATGACTCTGGCACAACTTGGATAAGTACAAATGCACCAGATGCTTTGTTATACGCTGCTTTAGTTGAAGCGTATACGTTTATGAAAGGGGAAAACGACTTAATCCAACTTTATACTTCTAGATATGTAGAATCTCTTGCACGATTGAAAAATTATGCAGAGGGTAGAAATTACTCAGATAGCTATAGAGATGGATTAGTTAGACAGCCAAGAACTTAATGAAATTAAAAAATAAAAGCATCGCAATTGTCGCACTAGGTAATAGTTATTCAGAATATATATTAGCTAGAATAAGAAGCGAAAAGTTTGACGAAGTGTGGACTATCAACTCTATGTCAGGAGTTATTTTTCATAATAAATGTTTTATGATGGATCCACCTTCAAGATTTTTGGATTCTCCTAATGCTGGTAAACAAACAGACATAATGACAGAAAGACTTTTAAGTAAAAAAGATATACCAATTTATTCTTGTTGCTTAGATAAAAGATGTCCAGATGTGGTGGAATTTCCTTTGCAAGAGGTTATACAAAAAACTGGATATGCCTATTTTAACAATACAGTATCATATTCTTTAGGTTACGCTATTTCACAAGAAGTTTCAGACTTACATCTCTATGGAATAGATTTTACTCACAAAGACGTAGCCTTTGCCGAAGCTGGTAGGGCCTGTTGTGAATTTTGGTTAGCAATAGCTATTTCAAAAAAAATAAAAGTTCATATAGCAAACAGTTCATCTTTACTAGATATGAATGTCCCAGACGATGAAAAACTCTATGGTTATCATAGACTTGATGATCCACTTGTTTCTATGGCAACAGAAGGCAGTATGTTAATAACAAGAAAATCAAAATTAGAGCCACCAGAGCCATTAGATTCAAAACCTAATTTAATTGGTAGAAACGATATAGCTGGTGTAAGTTATGAGGAGAAAAAAAATGTTTAGTGTCAATGTTTCAGAAATAGGTAGTGTAAATGTTATGACATCACAAAAGGGTGGATTAACAAATGAACAAATAGCAGATTTAGCAGTTGATAAGATAGCAGGCATATCAGATCAAGCTCCTCCTCATGTAAGACAACAGGCTAAATTATTTAAAGAACAGCTTAAAGGAGTTTTGTATCATTATATATTATTGGCAAGAAGAGAGGAACGTGCTAGTATAATTCAAGTTCTAAGATCAAGTGGTCAAAAAGAAACGGCTGAATATATAAGGAGACTTTAATATGGCTATAGCACAAGCAATGTGTACTTCCTTCAAAACAGAGTTATTGACGGGTACACACAATTTTGCAACAAACGGCAATGATTTTAAATTAGCACTTTACGCAGAAGGTGGTGGTGGTAAATCATCAACTACTGCAACATTAGGCGCAACAACAACTGCTTTTACTACTACTGGTGAAGTAGCAAATAGTGGTTCTTATTCATCTGGTGGTGGCAGTTTAACAAAAGTTGCTCCAACTAGTTCTGGTACAACAGCGTTTACAGATTTTTCTGATATAAGTTTTACAACAGCCACAATTACGGCTATGGGTGCGTTAATATACAATGACACTAATAGTAATAAAGCTGTTTGTGTGTTGGATTTTTCAACTAATAAAACATCAACAGCGGGGACATTTACTGTTCAATTTCCTACTGCTGATGCGAGTAACGCAATTATAAGGATTGCTTAATTTAACAACTGTAAGGTAAAGCATGTCATATACTGGATTAACTGGCTGGGGTAGAGGTGCATGGGGAGATGGTGCTTGGGATGAACCTACACCTATTCCAGTTACCTTAAGTGGTGCAACTGGTGCTGTCGGATCAGTTACAGTCGTTCCATCCATAGAAGTTTCTGCTACACAAAGTGCCATCACTGGTGCCATTGGCTCAGTTACAGTTGTTCCATCTACACAAGTTTCTGTTACTCAAAGTGCCATTACTGGTGTTGTTGGAACAGTTTCAATAGTAGGTAATTCTAATCTTTCCACTACTGGTGTTGAAGGAACTACTGCTTTAGGAACAGTAGGAGTTGGTGCGGGAGCCAAAGTTTCCACAACTACAAATGTCGGCACTGGATCTGTTGGGACAGTAGGCATTAGTGGAGGTGCTTCTGTTTCTCCAACTACTGTAGCTGGTACTGGATCTATTGGATCAGTGACTATTGTAGGAACTTCTGTTCTAAGTTTAACTGGAACAAGTGGAACTGCATCGGTAGGAACTGGTGTTGCAATCATTGATGTTAGTATTTCAACGACTGGTGTAACTGCGACAGGTTCTACTGGAGAGGAAAATGTTTGGAGTTTAATAACACCAGATCAAACAACAAGTTTTTCAAATATAACAGTTTCACAAACTCCAAATTGGAGTCAAATAGCAGCGTAAGGATAATAACATGGCAAGTACATTCGTAAATAATTTAAGACTCGAAGAAATGGCTACTGGTGAACAATCAGGGCAATGGGGTACTAAAACCAACACAAACTTAGAACTTATAGGTGAGGCATTAGGATTTGGCACAGAAGCCATAACAACTAATGCTGATACTCACGACACAACAGTGGCAGACGCAACTTCTGATGCAGGAAGAGCAATGTTCATTAAATATACTGGAACACTAGATTCTGCTTGTACCATAACAATCAGTCCAAATACTATGAAAAGAGTTCATATAATAGAAAATGGAACTAGTGGATCGCAAAACATTATTATATCTCAATCAAGCTCTGGAGCAAATGTAACAATAGCACCTGGCACAACTAAAGTTGTATACTTAGATGGAGGTGGGAGTTCAGCGGCAGTTGTTGATGCTTTTGCACATTTAGCGGCAGTTGATTTAACTGTAGACGATGATTTAACCTTAAAATCAGATGGTGCAGTGCTTGGTTTTGGAGCAGATACAGACACCACATTAACGCACACAGATGGCACAGGTCTTACACTTAATAGCACTAATAAACTTACATTTGGTGATGTCGCAACTTTTATTCATCAAAACACTGATGGTAGCATGACTATATCTGGTGAATCTAATATTGTTCTTACAGCATCTGATTCTATATCTACGACTACTTCAGGAACATCAAATGTAAAACTTGGTGCTAACGCTGGAAACAGTATCGCAAGTGGTGGAAATTATAATGTGGTAATTGGAGATGAAGCTGGAACGGCAATTACTACTGGCGATAGTAATGTAGCAGTAGGTTTTGAAGCACTAAAAACAGAAGATGAACACGGACAAAATACTGCTATAGGATATATAGCACTTAAAAATTTAAATGCTGGAGCAAATGGAAATAATGTTGCAGTAGGTTTTAGTGCTGGTGGTCAAATGACAACAGGTGTTCAAAATACTATTGTAGGTGCTTCTGCTGGAGACGCACTTACAGATGCAGATTTCAATGTTGCTATAGGAATGGAAGCATTAAGCACTGATACTCTTGGAAGTAGAAGTACTGCTGTAGGCAAAGGCACATTAAAAAATCAAAATTTTACAAGTGCCACTGATGCGTATAACGTAGCAATAGGATATGAAGCTGGGAATGATATTACAACAGGTACTTTAAATACTTTAGTTGGTGCATTTTCTGGTGATGCAATGACCACAGCAACTACCAATGTAGGGGTTGGATATTTAACTTTAAGTGCAGAAACAACTGGTCAGCGAAATACTGCAATGGGATATTCTGCTTTAGCAAATCAAAATAATACTGGTGACACACTAGCATATAATACAGCTTATGGTTTTTTCGCTGGTTTAAATATTACAACAGGAGTTCAAAACACTCTTATTGGAGGTCTTACTGGAGATGCCTTAACTGTTGGCGATAACAATGTAGCAATTGGATATGGTGCTTTAAGTCTTGATACAAAAGGTGAAAGGTCAGTAGCTTTAGGAGTAAATGCGTTAGCATCACAAAATTTTACAAGTGCTACTGAAAGTAAAAATACTGCTATAGGAATGTTTTGCCTTGATTCATTAACTACAGGAACAAACAATACTGCTATTGGATACAATTCTGGTGGAGATATGACAACTGGTAGTAAAAACACAATTGTTGGTTCATATGATGGCAATGGAGGTGGCTTAGACATAAGAACATCAGACAATTTTATTGTGTTATCAGATGGTGATGGTAACCCCAGACAAAT